CCCTGCGCGATATCAAGAAACTGAAGGATTTGCAGGGCCGGCCGATTTGGATTCCCGGTCTGATCGACCGCGAGCCCGACAGGATTCTCGGCTATCCCTACCAAATCAATCAGCACATGGCGATTCCGGCGGCCAACGCGAAAACGATTCTTTTCGGCGACCTGTCGAAGTATCTGATTCGCGATGTCCTCGGCGTGCAAGTTCTCCGCCTCAATGAACGCTATGCGGATTACTTGCAGGTTGGTTTTCTGGCCTTCCTGCGCGCCGATGGGAATCTGATCGACGCCGGGACTCACCCGGTCAAATATTTCACCTGCTCGGCGACCGCGCTTCTCGCGGCCGAGGGCGAGGGTGCGACCGGGGCGACCGGGGCGACCGGCAGCAACGGCGCGACCGGCTCAAGCCGGGGCGGCAAGTAACGAAAGCGGGCGCCGGCGCGGCGGCCGTCACCGCCGCGCCGAGGCCATCCTCGCGGAGGATTCGCGCTCATGCTCAGCCTTACACCGCTGCCGATTGTGCGGGTCGAGGGCGTGCGCCCTGTCGGGCCCTATCTGGTCTTGGCCTCGCCGCCCGAGGGCTATCCTGTCACCCTGGAAGATGCCAAGGCGCATCTGCGCATTACCGACACAATCGAGGACTCCATCGTCGAGGCCCTGTTACAGGCCTCTTGCGACACCATCGAAAACGAAACCCGGCGCGCCCTCATGGCGCAGCAATGGGAAATGCACCTTGACCAGTTTCCGACCGTTACGACCTACGGCGTGCCCTATATCGACCTGCCTTTCCCGCCCTGCCTCACGGTCGATGAAATCGCCTATCGCGACAGCTCGGGCGCCTATGTGGCGGTTGACCCGATAAGCTATCGGGTGGCGCTGCCGACCGGGCCGCGAGCGATGCCGGCGCGCATCTGGCCGCCGAATACCCTGTATTGGCCGCAGCTCTATTCCGGCGAAATGGACAGCGTGAAAGTTACTTTCACGGCGGGCTATCTCAATACGCCGCCCGATGCCGGCCAGGCCTTCCCGCCGGCGCTGCGCGCGGCCATCCTGCTCATGCTCGGCGACCTCTACTGCAACCGCGAGGGCACCATGGCAACAACGGTAAAGCCGAGCCCGACCGTCGAGGCCTTGCTCGGGCCCTATCGGGTCTTTGTGGTATGAGTTGCGGCCTCGCGACCTCAGAGCTTGACCGGGTAGTGACCCTGCGCAAGCCCGCGCCCGGTACGGATGAGTATGGCCAACCCGTGCCCGGCTTTGTCGATGTCGCAACCGTCTATGCCAATTATCGGCCGGCCAGCCCGCGCGAATATGTCGCCTCGCGCCAGGCGGAATCCGCGATAGATGCGATTTTCAAAATCCGTTGGCGGCCCGATGTCCAAGCGAATTGGATTCTGATTTTCGAGCCGTCCTATCAGGCGCAGCAATTCGATATTCAGGGGCTTTCCGAAATCGGCCGCCGGGCCGGCCTGCAAATCTATGCCCGCGCGAGGCAACCCTAAATGTCCGAACCGTTTGAGCATGTCAAAGGCCTTGAGGGCTTGCAGCGGGCGCTATCGCGCCTGCCGGGCATCATGCAAGAGCGCCTAGCCGTGAGGGCGGCAAGCGAGGCGGCGAAGGTTGTGCAAGAGGCGATTAAGGCCCGCGCGCCGCGCCGCCAGGAAGGCGGGGCCAAGAGCGGCAAGGGCCAGGCGGCCAAGGGCAAGACCCGCAACCCTGGCAACCTGGCGCGGCATATCACGCGCAAGCGCGTCAAAAAAGGCAGCGGCACAACGATTACCTACACGGTCGCGCCGTCGCGCACCGCCTTTTATGGCCGAATGGTCGAGCTTGGCCACGGGCCGCCGAACAGCCGCAAGCATATGAAGGAGTCGACCTATGCGGCGGAATTCGGCTCGCGGATGACGCCGGCGCATCCCTTCATGCGGCCCGCCGCCGATTCAGCCAAGGATGCTTCGGTCGCCAGATTCGGCGATGTCTTGCGCGAGGGCCTTGATGCGGCGGTCGATGAGGCCAAGCGATGAGCGCCGATCTTGAGGCCGAGTTGCGCGCCTTCCTCATCGCCGATCCGGGCGTGTCGGCGCTGGTCGGCCAGCGCGTCTATCCCGCGCCGGCGCCGCAAAATGCGACCATGCCCTTTATCACGTTTCAGCGGATATCGGTGTCGCGGGAATACACCCTCGCCGGGCCCGCTGGCCTGGCGGGCGTCCTCATGCAAATCGACGGGTGGGCCGACGCGCCGGAATACGATGGCAATTACGCCGTGACCAAGGAAATAGCAACGGCGGTGCGCCTATGCCTTGAGGGCTATGCCGGCCTGTTCACGTCAATCTATGTCCAAGAAATCACGGTCGACAATGAGCGCGACATTTTCGAGCCGCAGGATAAGACCCGGCGCGCAAGTTTGGATTTCCGAATCTGGCATGTCGAGGAAGTCACGCCGCGCTAATTGAATCATCTTCGCCGCTGCAATCCCGCAGCGGATGACAAGGGCTCGCGCTTATGCGGGCCCTTTTTATTTGGAGGCCTAGAACATGGCGTCAAATGCGATCCGCACGCAAAAGACCACGGTAACTTATTCGACCGTGACGCCGCCGACGACCTTTTCCCCGCTCGGCGAGATCATCAGTTTCGACGGGCCCGGCGGCAAAGCTAGCATCATCGACATCACGAATCTGGCATCTATCGCCAAGGAAAAATTGCCCGGCCTGCCGGATGAGGGCCAGTTTTCCATGGTCTGCAATTATTCCGGCGATGACGTGGGGCAAGCGGCCTTGCACGCCGCGCGCACCGCGCAAACCCTGACTCATTTCAAGGTCACGTTCACCGATACCTCAATCGCGGCCTTTGATGCCTATGTCATGGAATACAAGATTTCCGGCAAGGCGGATTCCAAGGTCGAGGTTGCCATCACCCTGGAGATTACCGGCCTGGTGACATGGACAGCGCCGACCGTGTTGCAGGCCGACCGGGCCCGCAACGGCGGCGACGCCCGCGCGGGCAAGGCGGCCTAGTCCATGGCATTGACCCGAGAGGAAATCCTCGCGGCGCAAGACCTGCGCCGCGAGCTGGTGCCGGTGCCGGAATGGGGCACCGATGCCAAGGGCGAGCCGGCGGCGGTATATGTGCGCACGATCACCGGCGCCGACCGCGACCGCTATCAATTGAGCCTGCGCCCGGATGCCGAGGGCGACCCTATCGACCTCGACAATTTCCGGGCGCGGTTTCTGTGCTTTTGCATCTGCGACGAAGCCGGCCGGCGACTCTTCGCCGACGACGAGGGCGAGCTCATCGGCGGCAAGAGCGCCGATGCCCTGGCCCGGCTTTGGGTTGCGGCAAACCGGCTCAACGGGACCGACGCCGAGGCGGTCGAGCGTGCAAGAAAAAACTCTTAGCGCGGCCAGAGCGGCGATTCTGGTTTCGCCTGGCCGCGCTCATGGGTTGCAGCTTGCGCGAGGTCATGGCGCGGGTGGATTCGCAGGAATTCACGGAATGGCAGGCTTACGACCGACTAGAGCCGATAGGCGAGGGCCGCCTCAATCTCATCCTCGCCGGCCTGGCCTCGATGACGGCCAATATCAACCGCGACCGCGAGGCCCGGCCCGAGCCTTTCGAGGTCGAGGATTTCATTCCCTACCATATGCGCGCGCCCGCGCCGCCGGCGCGCGAGGCGACGCCGGCCGAGGTCGCCGCCATGGAAATGCGCCTAAAGGCGTCGCTCGGTTGGGGGCGAGGGTGAGCTAATGGCCATTGCAGAAATCTCAATCAATCTGGTCGCGGAGGTCGCGCGTTTCCGCGATGACATGGGCAAGGCGGTGCAAATCGCGACCGGCGAAATGCGCAAGGTCAATGAGGCGGTCGAGGGCGTCAAGAGCGGCCTCGAAACCCTTAAGCACGCGCTGGAGGCGGTCGGCGTCGGTTTTTCGATCAAGGAAATTGGGAGTTTTATCCTCGATACCATCGAAGCAACGGCGCGCGTCAAGGATCAAGCCGAGGCCCTTGGCATTTCGACGCAAGCCTTTCAGGCCTTGGAATATGCGTCGGCGGCGACGGGCACGAGTCAAGAAGCCCTAGAAACCTCGGTCGCCCGCTTGACCCGCACTATCGGCCAGGCGGTCGCCGGCAATAAACAGGCGGCCTCGGTTTTCAAGGAATTGGGCGTCGCCACGCGCGACGCCTCGGGCCAGGTCCGGTCGACCGAGTCGGTGTTGCTCGATGTTGCCACGGCGCTCGCCAATATCCCGAGCGCGGCCGAGCGGGCCCGTATCGAGGTCGAGCTATTCGGCAAGGGCGCGCAACAATTAGACGCGATGTTACGCGAGGGTGGCGCGGGATTAAAGGCGCTCGCCGCCGAGGCGCAAAACCTCGGACTCGTTTTCGACCGAGACATGATCGAAAAAGCGGCGCAGGCCGAGGGCGCGATTAGAATCCTAAAACAGGAATGGGATGCCTTTGCGGCCTTGCTCATCGCCAAGCTCACGCCGGCGCTTATGAACTTGATTCAGCAATTGACCCTGCTCTTTAACCTCAAGCCCTCGCCCAAGGGCAATTTTACCGCCGGTGTTACCGACGAATTGCAAACCTTGTCCATGGTCGATGCGGAAATCGCCAAGGTTAGAAAGTCATATGAGGCCTACTATACTGCCAACGCCAAGGATGCGGCCGAGGAACATCAGCTAGCCCTGAAACACATTAAGGATGAGGAAGAATTAAACGCCCTCTTGTTGCTTCGGGCCCGTGTTACCGACCAATTGGGACAGCTCGGCCGGCGCATGTTGATTCCGCCGGTCGCCA